TGCTATATCCAACAAATTATATTCGCATATTGTGTCCTATATTAAACAAAAAGGAATTCATGAATCATATTATAGTATTGTAAACACCGAGTATCAACCAGACGATCTGTGCATGGGTATATGGATTCAAGATATTGCAAAAGAAAACAAGGTAAACCAAATTAACAATGATTTATTTCACCTAGGGTTACATGAAGACGACTGTCAACTACATAAAGCAATTACATTTCATAAAGTTACCACCAAAGAACAATACGAATTCTATTATTCAGAATCAAATAAGGAATCCATAGACGAGTCAAACAATGAATCAACAAATATACCAGAAATCGCTTCTACAAAAGACAGTACTGTATTTGTATTAGTATCAGATGCCACTTATTTTAATAAAGCCAAAAGAACCATTGTTGATTTAAGAAGTAAAGGTAATTGGCAAGGCGATATAGTGTTGATAACAATAGATTTTATTTTACATGCGAATTTCAAGGATTTTTATAATATTACTGAAGTTACGTTTCCTCTATTAGACAAATCTATTTTACTCGCTAAAATCGGCGAAAATGGATTTTCAGACACTACGGATAAAAGAGAAATCAATAAATTAAACCAATGGGAAAAACTACATGTCTTCGACGATTATTTTATGAAATGGTCTCGTGTGGTATATCTAGATGCAGGATTAAGGGTTTTGGACAATGTATCTTATTTGCTTCAATTAGATTATAAAAATAAAATATTAGCGCCAAAAGATGGTAAATTATATGATGACCAAGAATTTAAATGTCAATTAAGTTATGACAAACCAGAATTCATTGATGAATTAAAAAACATGTACGGAGACAACATTTTAAAGTCAAATTATATGCTGAATTGTATGTGGATTTATGATACGAATATTTTGAATTTGTGCGACAAAAAGCAATTAATGGAAGCAATGAATAAATATAGTTTTTGTAAAACAAATGAAATGGGAATTATGAATATAATGTTTCATTTTAAATACCATTTATGGGAGCGGCTTCCTATGAAAGCATCAAATGGAAAAATATTGTTTGATTGGTGTGAATTAAATAATGACGGCACACATTGGAAAGATTATTGCTATATAAAATATCCATTAACGATTTCTTTTGACGATTGTTAAAGTTCACGATGGTTAAAGGGACGATGGTTAAAGGGACGATGGTTAAAGGGACGATGGTTAAAGGGACGATGGTTAAAGGTAACATCATACAACAACTAAATAACACTATAATAATAGTCATTTATTATATTTTTATTTTTCACACATCTACTCATTTTAGCAGGAGATATGCCTTCTGATGTGGCAGCTGTTGCAATTGTATCCCATGTTGCTAATAGTATATCTGTATTACACTCTCTTTTATAAACTTTTTTGCCAGTTGACGATACATAGTTTGGTTTATACTCTACTTGTTTTATTTCCAACCCATAATAACCTTCATTATTTCCTTCAGGAGTCCATACTGTTGCTTTAAGAGCATATGGAGAAGCATTTAGATATTCTTTTATTTCTTTCATATCGTTTTCCGATAGCTCTATACCAACGGATACTTTCCATTTTTGATATTCACGTAACAATACTGAGTTTAGTATTTTTCCGCGGTCTGAAAATTTGCATACTTGAAAGATAAAGTTTTCGACACTGTCGTTTTCTCTCGATTTTTTATATTCAATCGGTTTTAATTTAATACCTGCGTATCCGTGATTTCCTTGAATTCGCTTTGGTTTGAATCGAGTATCCAAATAATTTTTTAAAGCGTGAAAGGTTTCTTTTGTGGGTTTAACTTGGTTCCATAAACGATAACGCCCTTCTATATTGACAGATATTTCTTCTACATCTGGACGCACTATGCAAATGCTACTAATAAATTCATTAAATTTTTTGTTCAGCTCGTCTTCGGGTAATAATACATTTTGGTAAACAGACTGGTTCTCTGCATTTGCGGTATTTAAAATTTCTTGTTGACATTCTATTTTATCCTTTAATTCGTTTATCTCAATCGTTTTTTGGGTAAGGGACATTTCTTGACGTTTGATTTGTTGTTTCAAAATTCTATTTTCATTTTCTAATTCTTCGTTTTCCTTCATCAACCTATTGAAATTATCAATACTATATGTCTTAGAGTGAATAATATCTTTAATGCATTTAGATAATTTTTCAATCGTAAAATTGATATCGTCATATGCAATAATTTCGGTCTTGTTTTTCCCATTTATTTCGAGTGAACGAATTTGCCTTTTTATTTTCGGATATGTTTTTATTAGATTTTCTATTTCTACTTTATTTTGAACTCTAAACGCCTGCATTAAAATAAAATTAGTATATTTTTTACGATGGTCGGCTATTCTAGTGGCCAAATCATTTGTATGTCCAAATTTAATCAATTTCTCGCCAGCTTCATTGGTATTATCAATCGTTCCAAAATAAATACATTCGGTGTTTAGTGGAAATTGGATAATGATCGCTTGCTCTACGGCCTTTTGTTTTTCTTTTTTTGTATTTTGTAATAAGGTTTGTTTTTCTTGTTCTACGGTGTGTTTAATTTCTAAAATAATATTTTCTTTTTGTTCGAGTTGCAATTTTAATTCGGTTGTTTCTTCTTCTAATGTTTCTTGTAAAACCTCCTCTAATTTCATGTAATATTCATGTATTTCGGATGCTTTTTTCGTTTGTGCTTTCAAACACAATGATTTAAAACATTTTATAGTTAGCATTATGGTTTGTTTATTTTGACCGCCATGTTGTTTTACTTTTTCTGTTGTATTAAAAACCGCTTTCCCTATAGAGAAAGCGAGATTGGTTTTATAGTCTATATCAAGTTTAAAATGTTTATCTAATAGTTCTTTAGCTCTTATTTTTTGACTAAAACCTAGCCATTCCCATACATCATCCAAATTAACTACAAAATCGATATTTTTATCATAATTTAGGTAGCAATAAAAACTACTAATAAACAATTGCTGCTCAAAATGACAAAATTTTTCTTTAATTTTATCTAACAATTTGTTATTATATGTGCTAGAAAGCTTTGTAATAGGATTGTTCTCTATGAGTTCTACAATGTTTAGTTGTGACATCTTATTATACAAATATATGATAAGATACTCTTTAAGTCATTTATACCGCTTTTTATTTATAAAAGCGGTTTTATAAAAGCGGTTTACCATTTATTCGCCTTTTTAACACTAATTCTAGGACCTCCACCGCGTTTTTTAGCTGCATTAGGGTCATATTGTTCTTCTTCGTCGTCGTCCTTCAGTCCTTTTGATAATTCCCAAAATTCTTTTGAGCCTAATCTAAAATCGCCGTGTTCATCTGCTTTATACCAAAACACTTGGTCGTGTAATTTGTTGGACTTAGAATTATTATTAATAACTAAGCACTCATAATTCTCAGTACACTGGTCCATCACCTGACAAAAGCTCTCAAATGTGGGAAACATACCCGCATAATTCTCATATATTCGTTTTCTATTTGCAATGTAATTTTCTCTCAAAATAAAAACATAATCTATGTTGGTTCTCAGTGTCGGAGGAATGCCTAACGGATATTGCATTGTGATGACTAACATCACCTTCCAATGACGCCCGTTCATAAACAAAAGCCGCATCATTTTATCACGTGCCCACGTATTATCATATAAGCAATCATCTAGAATAACAAAGGCTCGAGGGTCAATGGTACTACGCTTATAAGTCTCCATTTCTTTTTTAATTTGCTTCAAAACGGTCCGCTGGCGTTTTAAAATGTTCTCAATAATGGCCGTGTTGTATTCATTATGGACAAATAATTTCGGCACCATTTTGCCGTAAAATCCGTTTCCTTCTTCCGTCCCGGATATAACAGTACCTATGGGTATTTCTTGTTGATAATAAAGCAAGTCTCTTACCAAAAATGATTTGCCAGTATCTCTTTTACCGATTAATACTACGACGGGGCCTTTATTTTCAGTTGGTTTAAAGCTAATACTTTTCATATCGAATTTTTTAAGTTCTAAGGTCATTATTATTTAAAATAGAAATTAATTTTTAATAATTTAAACGTATTAGTGTTTCAAGTAAAGTCCGCATATATTTACTAACTTTTACAAATATTTACTGCCTTTACTATTTTACTAATTTTTGGCAAATAATAAGTTAAAAAGTTGTATTATTTTTATATTCATTAGCTAAAGTATGGTATTTGTAAATTATCAAAAAAGAAAAAACACAGAACTTTTTAAAAGTTTAGAAGAACCCAATTCATTGTTTCTCTCTAAGGCGCAAAACTATGTTCCTATTTATACAAGATTTTTTAACCTAAATGATACCAATTATAATAGCATAAATTTAAATCATAAATGCCATATTTCTGATGTTGGTGAAGAAAACGAAGAAATATTTAATTTATATGATTGTAAAATCGTCAATTCCACTAATCAAAAGGTTAAGGACAAAAATGTGTTTTTTAAAATAGCCCCTTTGTTGGACCCTTATAAATATTTGATTGGTAAATATAACGCAAATGATGCGAAATTATACACATTACCAAAATTAAACTCAACCACCGAAGAATGTCATCCTAAAATATTGGATAAAAATAATTCCGCCTACGTGGACGGTCTATTTGTATATTTCACAAGTAGTTTATTGCATAGTCATAAATTCATACACGGTGTGGATTATTATGGCTCGTTTTTGGGTATTAAAAACGATTTTATGATTAATGTATTTGATGATATTGACCATTTAAAAAATTCTGATTTTTTTAATCAAAATAAAAACAAATTATTTCAAATTGAAGATTATGACCATTTATTAGAAAATGATACTGAAAACGACAATTATAACAATGGAAAACTACTCAAACATATTACTATCGAACACAACACAACCGCAAACTCACAAATATCTATTAAATCTATGGATGACGAATTATTTGAAGGCCTGTTTGCAGATAATCTGCATAGCGCAAATGATTTAACCGATTTAACCGAAATGAATGACGCGCTTTTCGAGTTGACAAAATCAAATATAGTAGATAATGAAAAAAATCAACAAGTAACATTAAAAACCAATTCATCGTGTTCATCTAGGTCTTCGTATACAGAAGACGGAGATAATACCAATGAATGTCTAGAATGTGACAACTCTGAAGACGGAGATAGTGTTAATTCTCAGTATGAAAACGGTGAGAATAATAATTGCGAAGAAAACATATACGAAGAAAGTAGTGCATCTCACGAAAGTTCGAGAGAAGGTTCATATGAAGAAGAAAAACTATATGCTACAATCCCAAAATTTCCGGTTCAAGTTATTGGTATGGAATACTGTGAAAACACATTTGACGATTTAATACTAAATGAAGATTTAACAAAGGATGAATGGTTTTCAGCATTTATGCAAATCATAATGATATTAATAACCTACCAAAAAGCGTTTAATTTCACCCATAATGATTTACACACCAATAATGTAATGTATAATCAAACGGATAAAAAATATATATATTATTGCTACCAAAATAAATATTACAAGGTCCCCACTTTTGGTCGTATATTTAAAATCATTGATTTCGGCAGAAGTATTTATAAATTCGACGGCAAATTATTTTGCAGCGATAGTTTTCAAATAGGAGGTGATGCAGCCACCCAATATAACACCGAACCTTATTTAAATGAAAAGAAACCTCGTTTAGAACCAAACTATAGTTTTGATTTATGCCGATTAGCTTGTTCTATTTTTGATTATATTATAGAAGATATTGAAGAAATAAAAGATATGAATAAATGCACAGACCCTG